GGGGTCTTGCTTTTGTTCAGCAAAAGCCTCGTTATTCTCTTCGTCGGACGTCTGCTCTGTTTCTTGTTCCGTTACCGATTTTAGGAACTCCTCTTTTAGCGGTTGCACTCGTTCTGTAACTTGTGCAACGGCATCGGTACCAAATAGTTCGCCGATAACATCAAGAACACCAGTCATAAAACGCTCGAACGCATCGATGAAATTGTTTTCCATATACTCCTCGTATTTATTGCATTCCAAAAAACAATAAGCAAATTCAGCAAATCTAACAGGCTTTAAACCTTTAACAGCGGGTGGAACTGCTCCCAAAAATCCAACGTGTCGCAAAAGCAAATTATCGTAAAACGCAACCGAAATTTTTTCATAGCGACGTTTTTTGACTAAATCAATGAAGTTTTCGTCCAGGTCAACGATTTCTGCAAGCAGCTTGTTCCCTTTACGTTTTAACTGTTTCACCCATCCATAAGCGGGTGCATCATTTTCGGGGTGTCCAATAACAACGGGTGCTTCGTGTTTTTCTTCTGCGGGCTGGTTGTTATACAACTCAACGATTGTATCTAAATCGTTCACAGTCCAAACTCTTGTTTCGCCTGCACTGTCGGTGTGTTCGCCTGCTTTAAAAACCTCTATCCACATAGAAATCCGTTTTTTCTTCAAATCTAAGAAAAAAAATCGCCCTAAAAAAAAGAAAGTTATCAACATTAAAAAACGCAATAGCGGGCTTTTAAAAGCGAAATTTGACTATTTCTTTTTCGCCGACAAAACGAAATTTGTTTTTGCTTTTTCCTCACGGCGAAAAATTTCGCCTTTAATGTACAATGTACAGTGTACATATATAAATAAATAAATAAATAAATAAATAAAATAGATGCAATGCACAAGTGCATAAGTTTTGCATAAGTTTTGCATAGTGTTTTGCATAAGTTTTGCATAACTTGTGCATTGCATCTGCTATACATATTTTTTTTAAAAAATTAATTCGCCAGACAGAAATATTTATATCCAAGCGTTACTACAATGCCTCTATTTCGTTCATATTTCGTTTTTACGGTGTTTTTTTACTGGGGGTCGTGGTTTTTATCGCCTAACACAAAAAACACCGTATAAGTCATTTCTGTTCGTTTTTAAAACAAATCCAAAAAAAATCTGGAAACTTTTTTCCTCCTGGCGGAATAAATTTGTTTTATTTCAAAACTTTTGTTATATTAGTGCAACCAATGTGAAAAAATGAGATTTATGGCGTAATTAGTATGGAGATAGAAGAATTAAAAGGTCGGATAGAAGATATAAATAAAGTCCTCATTTCTCTGGGCTTGTTGCCCATTGACATTGTGCATCCGTCTGATTGTTTGCCACAGGCTAAGAACGCAAGGTATTTTAAACCTGCAACATTTAAACAATTAGTTGCTAATGTCAAAAAATACGGACACTTAGAAAGCACACCGCTCGTTTATCGCGATGGCGATAAGTATAGAATCATCAGCGGTCATCATAGAGTACAGGCTGCCAAAGAGGCCGGTATTGAATGGATACTTGTTTTCGTCGACAATCCTGCCTCAAGAGATGTTGTTGTCGCCAAGCAATTAGCTCATAATGCGTTGGAAGGTAAGGATGACCCCGTGATATTGGCTGAGCTGTTTACCGAAATCGCCGACATAAACCTTAAACTCGAAACAGGGCTTGAATCAGAACTTCACAATGTCGATTATTCTGCAATTAATATCAATCTTCTCTCACATAAAGAGGTATTGTTTTTGTTCCTGCCCGAAGACTATGTCGAAGTTGAAAAGAAAATCGACGCCATAGCTGAAGCATCGACAATGAAGCCAAGCTATGATGTTCATTTAGCACCTTTAAAGGATTATGATAAGTTCATTAAGTTAATCCAAAAGACAAAAAAAGCTAAGAACATAAAGAATAATGCTGTTGCTCTTGCTGCAATCGTTGACTTTGTCTATAATAATATGTCGAGTTTTATTGGGGAACAGTGATGTTTTTTGGTTCAACTCCAAAAGTAATCGGCGATTATCTTTATCAAGAATTTCAAAGACTGAACCCCAAAAGAGTATTCAATCCTTTTGCAGGTGCTTTTGCGATAGAACAAATAGTTTCTAAAGCCTGCCCTTCAGCAAAGATACTATCCTCGGACGTTAGTTTGTTTTCGTCTGCGTTAGGGTTTTACTTTGCCAATAAGCCTAACACCATTTCAATTAAGGATACAGCAATTGAGCTTGTTCCTTTTCTGAAAGATAAAACCGATAGTGAATCTGTTGCTGCGGCGGTACTCGTTTTTTCTGATTTAGCTGCTTATATCGAAAATGCAGAGAAGATTGATTACTACCAAAAAGTTGCGAACCACATAATAAATAATTTTGAAACTTATTTCAATAAAGCAGTAGAGAAATTACGGAAAATAAAGGGTGCAATTCACAATCTTGATTATTATGCAATGGACGCTGTCGAACTTTTAAAACAAGTAGAACCGGGGGACGTGGTTTATCTCGACCCGCCTTATTTTCAAGGCGGTTATGAAAAAATGTTTAAAAACCTTCCTCATTACTTCGATTTCAAAGAACCAAAATATACTTGTATAGACAAAGAAAAGGTTGTAGAATACCTCAAAACCCTTGATAAATGCGGTATAACAGCCTATTATAAATGTTTAAACACAGACGATGAACTGCCTAAAAACTACAAACTATCAATGGTATTTCAGCATAAATACCACGCTTGCCACTGCATTTATACTAACGCCGCTGAACCTACAATGTTTGTAAAACGATATGATGCGTTGAAAGAAACGGTAAAGAAGTATAAAATAGCGAACGAAGATTTGACTATTAACCAGAATACTAAAATCCAAATAGTTAGAGTAGATAACGATGTCGCTAATCATTACCGTATGCTTTGGATTAAAAAAGCAGAAATAAAGCAAGCTAATTACTCGTTTTTAGTTTTAGCGGATAAGCAAATTATCGGAGTAATTTGTATTAATTCTATTAATGCTGTAAAAAGGGCTTTTGGAAGTGATTTCAAAACTGATAAAGCTATAATAATCAGCGACGCAGCTTCGCCGATGACTAAATACAAACGGCTTTCTAAACTAATTTTACACCTAATCCTTACGAAAGATTTTCTTTATCAAATCAACGAACTGACACTATGGGAATATACGGGATTTACTACTGCTGCCTATACTAATAACCCAGTATCAATGAAATATCGCGGGCTGTTTGAATTGGTTAAACGTGAAGAGTTAAAAGAGGGCAACTACAAATTCAAGCTAATTTACCATTCAAAAAAAATGTTCAACTCGATTGCCGAGGCAAGGGATGAATGGATTAAAAAGTATGCAGGAGATTAAAATAATGTTAATTGTGTGTCTTTTTGTGTGTCTTTCCACTCTTCTATCTGAAGGTTTAATTTATCTTTCAGCCAAGCTGAAACCAAATGTCTGTGGCAAAACTCATTTGGTTTTTCATAGCATAGCAGTACAAAAGGCTTTCCGCCTGCTATTTCATTCAAATCTTCAATTACCTTGTTCGGGTCGAGATTTTCAAGTATTTTGTTATACTCGACCAAATACTTGTCAATCGGCATTTTCAGCATTGAAAACGTTGGAGCAAGATTTAAATAGCTCGGTATGTTCAAATACGAAGGCGTTATCCTTGCTATGCTAATCGGAACCAATCCACATAGCTTTTTAATGTTAGCGAAGTAAGATGTATAAGATGTATAAATCATAAACAGCACTTGGGTGTTAATAATGTAAATATAATAAAAATTTACGAAATAACCAAATGAGAACAAAAAAATATAGAACAAAAACTGTTATTAATGCCATTATTAAAAATAATGGTTTGTTGACTTTTGCAGCGAAAGATTTAGGATGTCACTGGAGAACCGTTAAGAACTATATTAACACCGACCCCGAGATAAGGGACGCTTACGAGGATGTTATGGAAAAAATGTGCGACATAGCGGAAAATGTAGTTAGGGCTGATATAGTTGCCGGTAACGTAGAAACCGCTAAATGGTATCTTCGTTACAAAGCTAAACATCGTGGGTATGTGGACAATAACTCTGCGTTCGTCGAGAATACTATGGTGTTCGAAATTCCTAAAGATGTTTTAGATAAGCTTGCATATGTCGAGAAAACCAGCAAACATACCGAGTAATATAGCCAAAATTTATACGCTCAACAATTATTCAACGCCGTATCATATACAGGTGTTGGAAAAAAGCGTATTACGGACAATTTTTACAAACAGTGGGCGGCTTATAGTAACAATGCCACCACGACACGGCAAAAGTGAGTATATTTCGAAGTACTTACCAGCGTGGTATTTGTTAAACTTTCCAGAAAAACGTGTAATTTTAACAAGTTACGAAGCCTCGTTTGCGTTTGATTGGTGCTTCAAAGCCCGAGAAGTGTATCAGCACTTACGCCCTTTCTTTAACGCTCCAAATCTTAAAGTCGAACGGATGAACTACTGGCTGACAGAGCAAAACGGTTCGATGAACGCAATTGGTGCAGGCGGGGCGATAACAGGTAAAGGTGCAGATTTGCTCATCATTGACGACCCAATTAAGAATGCTGAACAGGCGTTAAGTAGTGGACAGCGGGAGAAACTTTGGGAGTGGTTTAATGCGGTGGCTTTAACACGGCTCGAACCGGATGGTAAAATAATTATCGTTCAAACCCGTTGGCACGAAGACGATTTAGCGGGTCGGCTTTTAAAAACAAGCAACAAGTGGAATTTATTAAAAATGCCAGCCATCGATGACGACGGAAAAGCCTTGTGGGAAGAGAGGTTCAGCGTCGAATACCTTGAAGAGATTAAAAGACAAATTGGGACGTATTGGTGGTCTTGTTTATACCAGCAAGAACCAATATCAGAAACAAACCAAATCTTCAAAACCGAATATTGGCAGTATTACGATAAAGAAATAAGTAGCAACTTTATTATTCAAAGCTGGGATACGGCTTTTAAAACCAGCACGTTTAATGATTACTCTGTTTGCACGACGTGGGGTGTCGAAGATGGCAAATACTACCTTCTTGACCTTTATCGAGGTAAAATTGAGTTCCCAGACCTTGTGCGACAAGTAAAAGCGGAATTCGATAAATACAAACCCCGCATTATCCTAATCGAAGACGCAGCAAGTGGACAAAGTTTAATCCAGCAACTTCGCCGCGACACAGCACTACCAATTAAACCTGTAAAGGCAGAAAGCGACAAGGTGGTTCGTGCAAATTTAATTCTGCCACTTCTCGAAAACGGACTTGTATATTTGCCATCAAATAGTATTAAGACACGTGATGTCGTTGAAGAGTGTGTTTCATTCCCGCTCGGTGCTCACGACGACATTGTAGATAGCATTACACAAGCATTATACTATTTACAAAACATAAATCCTAACAATAAAGGTATCGGTGTATTTAATTTTAAAAGCAAAAAAAGTAAAGTATTTGGAGCTCTGCAATGAAAATTATCGATAATTTTAAAAACGTGCTTTCTAATATGTTTGCCATCGGCGGTGTGAATAAAAAACTCGTGCCGTTAGGGATAATAGCAACAAGGGACACGAATTACTTGGAAACCCTAACAACAACAATGCCAAATCCAGATTTAATTCTACAAAAAAACAACGCTTCCCTCGAAGTTTACAACGAACTCCTCTGTGATGCACATTTATCATCCTGCGTTCAATCACGTAAAAGTGGCACTATGTCGTTGGAGTGGCAAATCGTCAGCAAGAACGAGGATTTAAATAATTTTGTTACAGATATACTAAACAAAATAAACATTAGACAAGTTATAAGCGAAATTCTGGACGCTACACTATTTGGATTTAAACCCTTAGAAATAAACTGGCAATATGTTAATAATTTT